CATAAAACTCACGCACACTACATAAGTCTTTTCCTGTAGATTGAAGTGCGAGGGTTAAAACAAGTGCTACTAGCCATCTCACGTCATAGCCCAAACGATGATGTAAAAACACCAGACGACAGTAATGCAGAAAAGGGCTGCGCTTGTAACAGCGAAAGCCCAATCTTTCATTTTTTAATCCAAGTCTGCCACACAGCACCAGCTGCCATGATTAGACCAGCCACCCACAGAATAGGCTTGGCAGCACTAGCAATCCATCCAAGCACTTTAAAAGCCCCATCAAGAGCCTTCATAGCCTCTACAAGACCTTTTGTGTTCTGGTCTATGCTATCTACTTTGGTTTCGACTTCAACGAGCCTGTCGTAGATTTGCTTATGGGTGACTTCGTTTTCCATGATTTATCCACAGATTAAAGATTAGCAGCATCAAGTCGTGCTTTAAGTGACTCAATCATTGTTTGTTGTTCTTGGATAGCAGCAGTCAATGTGGCTACCAAGAATGATGTATCGATGCCTTGATATGTAGGGCGTGTTTTCTCATCGCCATTGTCATCAAGATAAGTTTGAATAGCATCTTTTTCGCCACTTACACATTGAGGCATAACTTCTGCAAGTTCATGGGCAATGAAGCCTTGTCCATCAGAACCATCAACATTCCATTTGTAAGTGCAAGGCTTTAGCAATGCAACTTTAGCCAAAGCACCTGTCATTGGTGCAATGGTATTTTTTAGGCGGTAATCGGATGAAGTATTGTATAAAGTTGAAGAGCCACTTGTTTGAATAGTTCCAACAGAGCCGTTTGGATTAACAAACGAGAAATGCCCTGCTGCACCAGTTGTTTCTCTCTCTGTTTCAATATTATTCTGCCCTGACGCATTAACCCTTAATTTTGAGTTGCTTGAATTAGTAGTAGAACCAATTATCAAATTACCACCAGAACTAAATCTAGCTCGTTCAGTACCATTGGTATAGAACTGCATTGAATTATCGGCATTGTTATAGGCAACAATACCTTTATTATCAGCACCAGAATATCCAAAAAGAAGTTGCGCATAATCACCAGAACCTGCAACAACAGATAAGTCTGTTTGTCCAGTTGAAGTAAGTGTTAATTTTCTAGATGGCGAACTTGTACCAATACCCACATTACCTGTGTTGTAGTAAATGTCAGAACCAGTAGTTGTCCATTGGCTTGAGCCACCTGATGCAGTAGCCCATGACAAAGTTCCAGAACCATTGGTTGACAATACTTGTGCGCTTGTGCCATCAGCAGCAGGGAGTGTCCAAGTTACATTGGATGCAATCGTTGCTGGTGCTTGGAAAGCCACCCAATTCGATGAGTCAGCATCAGCAAACCTTAAATCACCTTGAGCATTAAGAGTCACATCGCCCGTCAAAGTAGGTGAAGCCGACAAAACATTGTTGCCTGTTCCGGTGGAAGTTGTAACACCCGTGCCGCCATTGGCTACTGGCAAAGTTCCGGTAACACCTGTGGTCAGGGGCAAGCCTGTTAAATTGGTTGCAACGCCACTAGCTGGTGTGCCAAGAGCTGGAGTCACCAAGGTTGGTGAAGTCGCAAAGACAGCAGAGCCAGTTCCAGTTTCATCAGTTAAGGCAGCTCTTAAATTGGCACTGCTTGGAGTCCCCAAGAAAGTGGCAACGCCTGTCCCAAAACTTGATATTCCAGTACCGCCTTTTGCGACCTTTAGCACTGGGCCGGCATCAAACAATGCGTCAATGCTGTCCAAATCTGTATTGATCTTCGTTCCCCAAGTATCAGTAGATGCACCGACTTCTGGTTTGGTCAACAATAGATTCGTTGTGGTTGTATCTGCCATTTTCTACCCCTATGCGGCTATTTGCCAAGATTCACTATTATCCGCAATTGCAGTCCAAGTTTCACTGCTATCTGCAATTGCATCCCATGTTTCTGATGTGTCTGTAATCGGTGTCCAGGTCTCTGCATTGTCAGAGATCGCATCCCAAGTTTCTGCCGTGTCAGACTCAGGGACCCATTTTAGATTGCCAGCAATCGTCATGGATGACTGGCAAGTGAAATTGATGGCGCTGGTCTGTATGCGTGCGCCATTGACGCTCATGCCAGACTCAGCCGCAATTAGCACAGACTGATTGACAATCACGCTAGTGCCGACAGTCAGTGTGGCAAAGTCTTCAATCAGAATCTGAACCAGTGGGACCCTTACCCCATTGACCGACATTGTGCTGATATCGACTGAGGCAAATGCCCCAATGGCCACTCGCCTGGCTGCAAAGCTCGCGCTAGATGTGGCCGCAAAGGTTGAGGCTGCCACCGCATAGCGCAAAGCGCTGATTGACGTTGTGCTGGCGCTTGATGCTGTGACCTTGGCCGCCGCCACTCTTTGTGCAGCAGCTGTCGCACTGCTAGACGCTGAAACCGAGAATGATGCCGTCTTGACCACATTGGCCGAGACAGTCTCTGTGCTTGAAGCTGAAACAGAAAACGCGCCTTTGCAGACGCGTTGACCATTGAATGCAGCCGTGCTGGTGGCCGCGAAAGTAACCGCCCCAAGGCTTACGCCATAGGAATACTTTCCTTGTCCATATGGGCCAGAGCCGTATGCTGCCATGTCATGTCAATGTGACATCAAGGTCGCCAGCTGGAATGCGCAGCACATCGCCATCATTGATGGTGCGAGCTGTGGTCAGCGCTGCCCAGGCTAAAAGATTGCCGCCAGTGCTTGCATCAAAAATGCCTGCCCAGCCAATTGATCCCCAATTGCCACCGCTGGCAGCCGCAAACTCGATGGCCGCTGCGTTTGTTGCGTTTGTGGGGCTTGTGCCAGAGACAGTGATCGTGCCAGTCACCACGCGAGCATAGGCGCTGCCAGACACCTCAGTGCCGCCACCAGTGTCACTGGGCGCAGCCGTGAAAAGGCCAACATACCAGGCTGTGGGGCGTGTGACCGAGCCAGTGGTCAGCAAGTACGTTAAAACTAGATTTTCGGTGTAGTCGGTAAAAGATGACATATCAGTCCTTATCCAAAAGTCTTTGCACGGGTCAGCAATGCACCACCAGAAGATGCACCGCGATCATCGGCAGTTTGTGAATCGTTCAAGGCTCGCTCATAGAGTGTTGCCCATGTCTGGATTCTCGCATCATCTTGCAAGTATGGTGCAGCCTGCAATAGCGCTCCATACAGATAAATGTCGGGGTTTGATGTCAAAAGCCAGTTGGTGGCCACACTGCTTGATAACTTTGTCAACTTAGCGTAATAGGTCAGCTCAGTTGTATATGTTGCGTCTGGTGTCGGGACAATTCGGAATTGGCCACCGACCACACCAAAGAATCTAGGCTTGCCACTTCCAGTGTATTCAGCCGCCTTGTTGTCCAAGGCATCAATGCTTAAAAATTCCAATGGGGTCTGGGGGTTTGTGCTTGTGAGCTTGAGGGATTTGGTCTCCAAGAAATCACTTGGCACTGCGCCATATTCCGCATCAAAAGACGCATTGGCCCTGACGATCATCTGCCTGGTGCGCAGTGTTCGCTCCACTTGTGCCTCGGCCAGAGAGATAAAGTCAGGAATGACAGAAGTCAGGTCCGACCGGTTAAGCCAGTCACCAATGGATGTCTTCAGTTCTGTATATGTGCTAAGTGCCATCTTTCGCCTCTTTGTCCATTTCCTCTTTCACAACCCAAGTGTGAGGGTGGCCAAACTCAAAAGTGCCAATGTGGCCAATCTCTTGAGAAACATCATGGTCGATGTAAACCTTGTAACCCAGCTCTTGAGCTTTCTTACAAAAGAACACATCCTCACCCATGTAGCCCCGTGTGGTCTGCCAAGGCATATCAAACCATGGCTCAGACATACCCTCAAACACCTCGCGCTTGATCAGCATTATGCCCGTTCCAATGCTTCCCACCTCTTCCAATCCAGTCGAATCTGGCATGGTGTAGACGGGGATTCGTTTGCCATCAGCATCATAGTTCTGGGCAGTTGGTCCAGTTGGCATTCTGCGCCTGGCACAGTTGGCAGCCACAATGTGTTTGTCGTGCTTTAAAAGTCTTTCCACCATATCTTGGGGAAATGTCATGTCTGAGTCAATGAAGAGAATGTGTGTGCATCCTTCTCTCATGGCATCCAAGCAAAGGTCAGCCCTTTGGTTTTGAATGATCGTGCCTTGCATCAATTTCAGACTAATAGCGTCTTCGGTGTTGAGTGTGTGATAAGCCACCATATTGACCATGCAATAGCAATAGTTGGTGTGGACTTGGTCACGGGCAGGGGTGCAGACTGCAATGTAGTTCATACTTTCCCAGGTCTAGTTCTAAAAAATTGATTGTCGGAGTCGTTGAGCCATTTTTTCATGTACTCCTGATCATCGATCTTGCCCTCGGCCTTCATCTTGTAATAAAGGGATTCGGGGATGGATGCCACCAAGTGCCATTCACCAGTCCAGTTGGCTTTTTCGTCTGTGGCGTTGTATAGAGCCTTATTGGCCTCCACCACCGCAGTCACATCTTGTTCTGTTTGGATCGTCACATCGCCAGTCTCAGCATTCTCATGCCAATAGCGTTTGATGCCTTGATCTTTGTTTTCGCTAAATAGTCTTTTGTGAATCATGTTAAAAAAAGGGCCAAGTTTTCCTGGCCCTTTTGGTTTATCTTCCGATTAAGAAGTGATCAAGTCAGCGGCCAAACCATGGGCATTTTCAGCCAACACTTTGTGACCCCACTCAACGATCAGCATACGCTTTTCAGCATCGCCAGTCTTGGCCAATTCAACTTGCTGGTAAGGGCGCAGCACAGTCATTTTGGCGTAATCAGGATCGATCACCCATGCATCGCGCTCACGCTGGAAGCGGTTGGCGATAACTTGGACATTGCCAAAGTCAGAGACATAAATGTCAACTGCACCGACCAATGTGGCAGGCTTTGCACCGCCATCAATGTTGAAACGGCTGGAGGCAATACCAGTGAAAGATGACACGCGCTGTTTGTTAACAGGACCGCACATCAAAATCTTAGGTGTTCCACCAGCTGTCCACACTTTCTGAATCACATTCTTGAGAATGGTTTCAGTAAATGTGCGCACTGTGCCATCTGTACGGGCGCTGTTTGGAAGCGTTGTGTAAGAGGGATCAGTACCATCAGTTTGCTTGTCGGTGTTTGTTTTCACAAACGCGCCCAAAGAGGCTGATGCACGGGCAGTTGTCGTGTTACCAGCAGCGGCCACAGCACCATTCAACATGGAAAACTCTTGGTCGCGTTTGATTTCAGAACCACGCTTTGCGATCTGATAAGCCAATTCACTGCGACGGCCAGCCTTGTTAACCACTTCTTCAGTAGCTGACAAGATGATTGTCTTGCGTGAAATCTGTGCATAGTTTTGCAAACGCACAGTAGCTGTCACAGCATCAAATGATGCAACATCATCACCCTCAAGCTGTGCATTTGCAGCAGCAGAGGCCAATGTGTCTGTTTGCCACTCAAACAAGCTGTTTGACACGTTTTCACGGCCAATGTTGCTCATGTAAGGGGTTTCTTCGGGTGCAATATTTGTGATGATATTGCTCAAATCTTCGCGGATGCCCTTGGCTGAATAGGTCAAGAACGTGTTACTTACGATAGCCATAATTTTCTCACTTTAATAAATGTTCAATTGCAGAAGCCGCATCATCGATGCGACCAGTTTTTGCAAGACGCTGCTTTGCTCGCACACTCTCAGTTGTTGTCGAAACCCGACCAGCTGCACCAGGCTTGGCTGTTCGTGGGCCATTGTTCACCACGGGCTTAATGCCCTGGCGCTTACTTACCATCTGGTCAAACAGTGCCGCTTTGCGCAGCAGTAAAACCAGTCGGTGGTCGTAAACGCTCTTCAAGTCTTCATCGGTAAAGCCTGCTGCCTTCGCAGACTCAATCACCAGCGCCTTTTCGGCCTTTGCCTTCTTGGGGTCTTTCCAATCGGGCAAGGCTGCCAAGAGAGCTTCTTGCTGGCTGGCAAGTTGGGCTTCCATGGCGCGCTGCTGTTCATACTGGGACACTTGATAAAGTCGCTGCTGTTCGGACTGAATAGCACCTAATTTCTCTTGTCTCTCCCGCATGACTTCCTTTTGCCTCACCCACTCAATCGGGTCTTCGTGATACAGACGTTCCAAATCGACTTGAGGCTCTGAAGACTGAAGTTGGGTTTGCAATGCTCCCAACAATTGAGCATATTGCTCACGCTCGGCTCGGACTGCATGGGTCTCTTGCTCGACTTGCTTTCGCACTTCGGCAATCTGCTGCGTTTTCCGAGTGTAGTCCTGAGTTCTGGAATAGCCCTTCTGAAGCTCGTCTAGCGTGACAGAAACTTCCTTGCCGTCTACTTTGACAGTGAAAGTCTGTGGCTGTTCTTGCTCATCTTGCTCTTCCTCTTCTTCGGACTGTTCCTCTGAAGATTCTTCATCTGGCGCGTCTTCCACACTAGAGTCATCATCCTCAGAAGCCGCTGTCTCAGAATCCTCTTCGGACTCCTCGACTGGCTGCGTCTCGTCAAGTTCTGCTTGTCCCTTTTGGGGGGCTAACATTGCCGAGATAGCACTGGTCGCATCGACCACATTCATTGCTTGTATTTCTGCCATAGTAATTTCTTAAATTAGGTTTTTCTGTGATCTGCTAATAGCATTCTGTGCAATTTTTCCGTTGTCCATAATCTTGATCAACTCTTGTCGCAGGCCGTCAATGGCTTGCAACATACACCATGCTGTTTCGCGCTTCACAGACTCTTCGGGTTTCGATGATCGAAATACCCAAAGTTGGTCATTTTCCAATTTTGCAATTGCAGTGTTGAGGGTTTCATCCTCAAGAATCTGCTGGGCCTTGCGACCCTTTCTTACTTGGTCTTCGTTTGTCACTTACTGTGCCATTCCTTGAAAGGTTGATGGGGGCATCATCTCAGGCGCTGGTGGCTGCGGCTGGGACACAAACTGTGCCGCCTGCTGCTGGGCCAACAATGCCTGCTGACGCATTGCTTCACGATCAATATTTTGCGCAGCATCAATTTCCGCTGTACTGATCTGTGATTTGTACTTTAACTCAATTTCATACTTTTTGAGATATAAATCCTGAGCCATTTTGTCGCGGTTTAAATCATCATCCATGATCATCTGCTGGCGCTTGAGTTCTAGTTCGGCAGCCTTTTTCTGGATATCTGCTTTGATACTTTCAGCCTGCACTTGGGCCAGAACCTCTTCGGGGCTTGGCTTTGGTGTGGGCGTGGGTGGAACATAGTCGGCAGGGATATTCTGGAAAAAGCTCGTTGAGTCTTTGAAACCAGATAACTCTACGATTTTGCGCAGGGTATTACTAAACTGCTGTGGCGTGACCAGGGGATTGGTCGGGCCAAGTTGTTGCAGAATTTGCTCTTGCTTGGACATGATCATCATCAGCGCTTGCAGTTTCTCGTTTGTGTCGCCATTGCCCAAAGCAATGTTGATGTTGGCATCCATGGACACATCCCAGAACCTTGGATCGATCTGCACCCACTCATTGCGCATTCTGACCATTCGGGCTTTGTCCTGGTGCGTTGTGGCCAAGAACAAAATGCCCTTAAAGAGCTTTTTCATGCCTTCAGCCAAAATTCGGGCTGTCAGCTCAATGCGGCCTTGGCTGGCATTAATGGTTGCATTGACCGCGGCCTTGGTGCTGGACTGCAATGCATCAGCGTTTAGACCCATGGCCGCCTTGCTCATGCCAGTGCGATCTTCTTTGATCTGGTCCATGTATTCCATCATCGGGAATGCGGCCTGACCCACAAATGGGGTTGTCAGGGGTTGGACCATGCCAGGCGCGCGCATTCTAATAATTGCACCCGTCTCATTGTTTAAGACATCATCGATGTTGACTTGGCCTTCGACCACCGCTGTGCGCGGGTGAATGCTCTGGGCCAAACTGTCCAATGTGTTGCGGAGTATTTCCGACTTGATCTCTTGCAAGTCGCGGGTAATGTCAAAAATCGACATCGCCTCAAGTGGGCTTGTGTGTGGCTCTGGGTCGCAGGGAAAGTCAGCAAAGGGAATGTAGCTGGCAGGCAGATTCCTGACAACCTTATAGCCGCCACCCATGCAGCAGACCTTGCGCAGCTCTGCAATGCCGTCACCATCATAGTCAACGCGGGAATAAGCCTCGATGTACAGCACTCTGCGCATCATCGGGTTGGCAGCGTCATTTGTGCCAAATGTTGTGGACAGTGGCTGGCGCGCTAAATACTCATCATTGCTGTCCAAGTCGGTCGATGACATATTTTCTTCAATCTCATCCTGGTCATAACCCATGGCCAATAAATCAGCCATGGTGGCCATTTGCCGGTGGGCAATGATGGTCGAATCGTCAAACGATCTGGCGCGTCTGTCCAGTAGCAATTCCTCTGGTGGCACGGCCATGATCCTGATCCGGCCATCCTTTGTGATGCGCTTGATCTGCACATCATGGATCATCGGTGCAGGCATCACCATGGGTTGACCAGTCATGGGGTCCACAGTTGTGAGCTGCGCTTCATCAATGGCAGGGTCTGGGTAGGATGTGATGATCTTGACCTCACCACCAGGCTCTTGCATCAGCATTTCTAAGGTCTGGTCATCGAGGCCCGTATATTCCTCAATTCGGACCTTCTCTTCGTCTTCCCACCAGAATTTGGCAATGCCGCATTTCCTGACCAGTGCATCTTTGAAGATGGCATAACTGGTCAAAAACCCGTTGTTGTCGTTTTGAAAAACATAGTTGGCGTAGTCGGTCGCCTGCTGGGCCATCTTCACATCTTCTGGTCCACGGGGTGCAAACTCGACCACATTCTCAGAATTAAAGAAAACGCGCATCAGGCTTGGCAGCATGGCCGAGACAGTGTCCCGCACTTCCATGGCCACCACCTTGCTGTTGCCTTCGACCTCATTGCCAAATAAATCACCGCGATAGTATTCAGTCCCCTTGGCCCGTGTGGGTGACAAGTCACTGTCCACATAGCTGATGGCATCAGTTAAATCTTGGGTAATGATGGCTTGCAGTTCCATGTCATCCATTGGCTCGGTGGCTGCAATGTCGGTATTGATGGCGCTGGTGATGTCTTGCTCGTTCATGGGGAATCCTTTTGTATGGCTCAAATCAATTCTAATTGTGAACAAACAGAATATGCGGCAGTTTTACCACCAAAATCTCTTGGTCGTCTAGTAAGATATCCTCAAAATAGCTCGCATCTCCAGCATAGCCTTTGTCTCGAAATCCAACCCTTTTAGCTCTGTCTGTCTTCACAATTGCAGCGCTTATATCAATTGAATTGCGCCTATAACTTGTTTCAAAGTAAGAATAAGGCGGCAAATCTCTACCGCCAGGTCGATCATGGGAATGCACCATGTCAAACAAAATGACATCAGGCTGCCCAGTGGCCACGTTCAAAATCTCTACCGCCCTGGGGATAAAGTAATTATCCGCATTGGTCAGCAGCAAATAATCGCCCGTGGCCTGCTCAATCCCAATCTGTCTCAAAGAATGCCCGTAATCGTTAAATCTGGACTCTGTACA